TGACCGCTTCGGCGCCGGGGCCGAGTGCGATGCTCTCGGCTAGCACTGCGTTCTCCCGCTCCAACTCCGCGACCCGCTCCCGCAGCGGCCCCGCCACCTGCTCGACGCAGGCGTTCCAGCACTGGAGGCCGTAGGCTTCGGCGTGCGTGCGCACTTCTTCCTCTGTGTATTGACAGCCCTCTCTGACGAAAATTTCGTAGCCGGCTCCGGCTGACCCGTAGTTGACAAGCGGCGCGGTGGGATCGGGGACTTCCGGAAACTCCGGCAACACCGGCCCCGCGTTGGTGGTGTCAGTCATGGCTTAATGCTCTTCGATACGGTTGCAGTAATGATCCAGTCATGACCGGGCCTCGCGATTTCCGCAAGCTCAAGATGATGGATAGCTTCTGACAGATCGGAACAGTCTGGGCCGAAAGTTCTGCTGTCCATGCCGCCTTCAAGCGCCTCAAAATATCCAACTTGAAACGTTACATCGTAGGTTGCAGTTTTGCTGATCTTCATTCTGGCGCGCTCCCGTAGACCTTATCGGCTGTTGGCCTCATAGTCGCTTTGCGACTTTCCGTCACTCGGCACGTCTCGTGCCTTGGCGATGATCGTGTCTCGCTTGTTCAGACAGTTCTGCCAGTCATCATGAGAGCAGCCGCTGTCGCCTAGACGCTTCCACTCCTCAAAGGCCTCCAACAGCTCCAGCGCCCCGCAGACGGTGAGGATTCGAGTAGCTTTTGTAATGTAAAATTCCAACGGGGCGGAATCTCCATCATCCATTTCGAGATAAGCTCGCGCCGCCTTCATCACCATCGGGTGAATGCCGTCGTCGTTTGTCGTGGTCATGCGTGTCTCCTGTTGATTGGTGAGGGGCCGGGTGCGAGTCCGGCATGGCACGGTGGCCGATTCGTCCGCGCGCCTCATACACGACATTCAGCCGCTGCGGGTCGCCCCCGCGTGCAACACCCTCAGAGCTGGCGGCTGAGCTGGTTTCTCACCTGCTGCCGCTGACCAGCGCGAAACTGTCGCGCCGTCCGGACGGTTTCTGCAGCCGCCAGCTCTCAAGGTGCTGCCACCTGCCGCGCCGGGCTAGGGCGCGGCGGCGGGGTCATTCCGTGCCGCAGAGCCAACCAGGCTCAGTCCCGTGTTCTGCAAGCATCTTGCGAAAAGTTGTCATGCCACCTGTGGGGCTCTCGTCCTCGTCAAACTCATGGAATTCCTTGTCGAGTTCTTCGTCTGTCAGCTCGTCTGGAAGCTCTTCAAGCTCGTCCCCGATCTGCTCCAAATACAGACGCGCCGCCTGCTCTGCGTTCTCTGCTGCGTACCAGTCGTACTCGCCGCACCTGAATACCTTCAACATACCGCCCTCCATCGTGAGTAGGCGCCCCGGCCTGGGGCGTGTGTGTCGCTGTCTTGGGTCTGGGCACTTGGGCCGGGATTGATACCGGCTTGGCGACTTCGGAGACTCTTAGCTATGCCACCCGGGATGGCCCCAATCTTCCGTCCGCCTTCATATGGGGCAGTTCTGCGTGTCCATCCACGCCGCCAAGTGCCCAGACTCAAAACAGCGCCCGCCTTTCACGGCGGCGGGCTGCCGGCGGCTCCAATTTCCAGGTCGCGCCGCCCGCACCATCAATCTTTCTGGGTGCCGCGACTCCCGCGGCGCTCCGGCGGTCAGTCCGCCCGATCCTTGCGCTCCGCCTCTTCGGCCTTGCGCATGTAGTAGTCGTGCCGCTCCTGCCTCTCGCGCGGCCCGCGGAACGGATCGCGCAGGGCGTGCTCTGCTGCGATCCGGTGGGCCTGGGCCATATGCGAGTCAGGCATAGGGAGACTGCTTTGGTTCATGCTGCTTTCCTCCTGCCCTTGACGGCCGGGCTGTTTGGCCCTGTTCTGCTCTTGCAGTAGGCGATGAATCCAGGCGCATTCAGGTTCTCTTTTTGCGTCCCCCATTGCAGGTTTGTAGGCAGGTTGTTCCTGGAGTTTTCGTCCAAGTGCATGCACACATTCATGCCCTCCGGCGGCGGCCCGTTGAATGCCTCGCACACGAGGCGAGCGACCTTGTAGGTCTTCCCATTCACAGTGACGATGTATCGCGATCCATCCCACTGCCCAAACCTTGGGTTGCCTTCGTAGTGCTTGATCCCTCCGTTCGGCATAGTTCCAATTTTCGGCGGAACCATCACTCGCCCATGGGATGAAACAAAGATCCAAGGCGATGAAGGAACCGCTCTCCACTGCTCTCTAGATTCCATGCGATCTCCTAGAAAGGGATGTCCGAGTCGTCGAATTCGGATGCGGGCGGCTGCTGCGCCGGCGCCCTCTGCTGCGCCTGGCGGGCGGGGCGTTCGCTGCGGTCCTGCTGCTGGCCTCCTCCCAGCAGGGTGACATTGCCACTCATCCCAACGTCGAGCTTCATGTAGACGGCGCCGTCCTTGCCGGACTTGGCACCGGCCTCGCCCGAAACGCTAATCACCGTTCCCTTCGTGACGTACTGCGCCAGCGCCTCGCCACGCTTACCCCACACTGCGACGTCGACCCAAAGCGTCTGCTTCTCGCCGTTGCGCCGTTGATCCAAGGCCACGGGGAAGTTCAGGACTGCGGTGTCTCCGCTGGTGCGGCGCAGTTCCGCGTCACGGCCGACGCGGCCGGCGATGTTCCAATTGTTCATGCCGCTTCCCTCTGTGTGTATTTGTTGACGATGGCCGAAAGCTCGGCGATGAAATCATTGACCGCGACGGACAGGCCGGCGATGTATTCCTCGTCCCGGTGCACACGCTTGATGAAGATCGGCAGGCCCGGCCAGTAGCTCACGAAGTCGCACCACTGCCGGCCGCTGATCCAGAGCTGCCCCTGCACCTGGGCGACGTGCTCCGGCGGGAGGCGGTCGGCCTCCAGGCACTCGATCTGCAGGTACGGGAGCTTCGTCTTGATCTCGAGCAGGCCATACGTGCCGATCAAAGAGTCAGGGCTCGCGCCGGCTCCGCCGCGCCGCATGAATCCGATCTGCTGGGGTTCGGCCCCGGTGATCAGCGCATAGGCGTCGCGCGCCTCGGGCTCCAGCAGCTTGCCGCGCTCTGTGTGACGGTTTCCCTCCCACTTGTCGGCGACTTCGCCGGTGATGGCTTCGCCGGCCAGCGTCAGCAGGTACTTGCGGCGCGTCACCGACTCGCCGCCGCCGCGCCCCTTGGCCATGACCGTCGCGAACTCGCTGGCGGTCACGATGTTGCGGCGCGCCTCGAACCATTCAGGCGTGCCCTGCTCGCAGTGGAAGACCTCAAGCGGCGGAAGCATTGACGCCTCCGGGCTTCTTCGCCGATAGAACTTCTTTGCACCTGGCAAACCAGCTTTGCGGGATATCTGAAATGCGCTCGACCTTAGCCCACTCCAAGAACTTCGCGCGGTCGCGTCCGTTCGCTTCGATCAGGTCTTGCAGAACGGCTTTCTGCTGCTCAGTCAGTGTCGCTTCCTGCTGGCCTGAGCCGCGCCCGTCATCTTCCTGCATGTCGCTGGCGGCCAGGCCGAGTGCAGCCATCAGCGTGTAGCGCTGCAGGTAGGTCACGGCGCTGGCGACCTGCTGGATCTGGTTTTTCTTGCCGCTGTCGTCGGGGCGCGACTGCAAGACAGTGCGCTCGCTGTGCCCGAGTTCGTGGGTGACGATGCAGGCGACGGTGATCAGCCCTTCGCTCTGCGTCACGTCCCAGCGGTGCGACAAGCCGTGCTGCCCCATGCCGGCGACCGCAGCGTCGACCACATCGGCGAGCGTGGCGTGGCTGAATCGTGCAGCGCCCGGGATGTTGACCTGCTTGGTCTTCAGCACGCGCACCGGCTCCGACTTGAAGGCCGCCATCGCGGCGACGTAGGCCTTGCGCGCCTCGTTCGTCTCCCAGCGCTCTTGCAGCTGCATAAGCTTTTCGAGCTTGTCCATGTCGGCGCCCTGGCTGACTGCGATCTGCAGCAGATGGGCCGGTGTGGCCGCCGCCGTGGGCAGGTTAGCGGGCTGTTCCCGCATGGCTTCAAGTGCGCTCACTGCTGCCACCCCCGCGCGATCGTCGGATACTGGAAGGCCACGCCAGCGGCGGCCAACTCGCGCGGCGTCGCAGCGCCACCGCCAGGAAATCGGATCAGCATCTCGTCTCCCTCTCGCGTGTAGATCAGCGGCTTGCCGTCGACGGTTGCGTACTCGTCGCGGTGCCAGGGTTCGGTTCGCGTCACGATCAACCCTCCTTAGCCAAAGCTGCAGCCAGCTTGCGGGTGGTGATGTGGTCGCCCTCGCCAAGCTCGGCCAGCAGGCCGACGGCTTCCTCTGCAGCTTCGCGAAGCGTGGCGCCGGCGATCTCGGCAGCCTCGCGCGCAGCCTCTGCGGCTGCAGCTGCCTCGCGTGCGGCCTGGGCCTGCGCCTCTGCCGCCTCGCGGGCGACGCGCTCGGCTTCGCGCTGGCGCTCCAGCTCTGCCCGGCGCGCGTCCTCTTCGGCCTTGCGCTGGGCTTCCTGCGCGGCCCGCTGTGCGGCTTCCGCTTCCGCCTGGGCCTTGGCTGCGGCCTCCTGCTGCGCGCGCAACTGGGCCTGCTCCGCTTCAACCTTGGCGCGGTGCTCGGCTTCGATGCGAGCCTGTTCCGCTGCAGCCGCCTGCCGCTGAGCTTCCAGCTCGGCGCGCTGGCGCTCCAGTTCCGCACGCTCGGCGGCCAGCCGCTCGGCTTCGATCCGGTCGGCTTCGGCCTTGGCGGCAGCTTCGGCGGCGCGCTGGGCTTCGGCGGCTTCGCGCTGCTCGGCGTAGGCGATCAGCTTTTCGGTGGTGTCGATCGCTTCGGCCTGCGCGGCAATGGCGACCGGCACGAACTCGGCGAAGTCCTCGCCGATCACGATGGCTTGCAGTTCTGCGAGCGAGCGGCGCAATGCTTCGGACGAAGCATCAGCGACGCACGCCGGAGCCTTGTGAATCTCGGCGATGCGCTTCTGGATCGCCTCCACGCGCTCCTGCTCGGCCCGGATCTTCGCCTGCCGCTCTGCCTCGCGCGCCGCGTCCCATGCGTCCTGAAGAGCCTGCAGGCGGGATTCCTCGGGCTCGATCACGGCCACCAGCTCCTTCTCGGCGGCGATCACGGCCTTGCTGTACGCGGTCGCGTCCTCGCGGGCATCCTTGCCGCGGCGCTGGATCTCGACGCGGGTGTTCTTCAGCTCGATTCGCGCGCGTTGCGCTTCTTGGTAGCCGGCCGGGCCGGTAATGTCCGTGATGCGCTCGGACTTCGCGGCCAGCCCGGCGAGCTTGGCCTTCGTTTCGTCATACGCGAGCACGGTCTTCGCGCGCTCGATCGGTGCAAGTTCGGTAGTCATGTGCTCTCCGTCAGTTCTCCTTGCAGCTGGCGCAGCGCCAGCCTTTGTTGACCTTCTGACCTGCGTATCGGTAGCTCTGGCAGCCCTCGCAGTGGGCATAGCCCGTCCTGCGCACTGGCATGTCGAGGTTGACGCCGGGGTTCCTCATTCGTGCCTTCTCGCGGCTCAAGGCGAACGGGGTATGCGCCCAAGACTCGGCTCGCCCTTTCACCTGATCAGCTCCCGCGGATCCACCTGCTGCGACTTCGGCAGGCCGTGCACCGCGCTCGGCTGGAACGGCCACGCGCCAGGATCGATGCGCTGCTCTACGGTGGTCTGTCCATAGAGGGCCATCCAGCGGTGAAGGCGCTGCCGGCGAGACAACGGCGGAAGCGGGCGACAGCCTCGCGCCGTGCGCTCGACAAACCCGATGCGCTCAGGGCGCGCCGTCCGATACAGCGTCGCGACCAGCACGGCGACGATCGGGATCAGAATCAGGGCGGTCATGCAGCCGCACCCCCGAACAGATCCTCCTGCGAGGTCGCCATCTGCAGGTTCCGCGCGGCCTGCTCGAAGTAGCTGGTTTTCAGCTCGGCGCCGACGAAGCGCCGGCCCATCTGCAGGCTGACGTAGCCCTCCGACCCGATGCCCATGAAGGGCGACAGCACAACGCCTCCGGGCTTCGTCCAGAGACGGACGCCGCGCCGGATCACTTCGAGCTGCAGCGGGCAGATGTGCCGCTCGTCGTCGTGCTCGCGCGCGCTCCGGAATTGCAGGGTGTCGTTCGGATTGATGTCCATCCAGACCGGGCTGGCGAGGCGCTGCCACTCGTCAACTGGCAGGTCGGCGTGAGCGACGCGATCCTCGACTTCTCCCGGCGTCCGCATCGTGACCAGGTAGTCGGCGATGCCCTGCCGGCTCATGGTGGCGTTGGTGCGAATGGTCTTGTGCAGCAGGCCGAGCGCCTTGGTGCGCTGCATGGCGGTCACGGGGTCTTTCCAGATGCAGACCTCGCTCGCGTAGATGAAGCCGTGGCGCTGAAACGCGCGGATCAGGTCGCCGCGAAAATCCTTGAGCCCGATGTACCCGTCGCGCTCCTTGCTGGTCGGGAGCTGCATGCAGTGAAAGCTGACGTTGTGGCCGGGCTTGATGACGCGCGCCAGCTCGCGCACCAGATGATCGAAATGCGCGAAGAACTCGGCATCATCGCGGCAATTCCCCATGTCGCGCGGGCTATTGCTGTAGGTGTAGAGACTCGCGAACGGCGGGCTGAAGATGCTGTAGTCGACGCTCCGGTCGGGCAGCCCGGAGACCACTTCGACGCAATCGCCATGGAACGCCGTCCAGTTCTCGCCAGACGCTTGGTTGATGACTTCGATCACGCTGCTTCCTCGGTTTTGATCCACGCCGGCAGCGCTGCTTTGCGCTTGGGCAGGTAGGTGTTGGTCATGCGGGTGCTGCCGGTGACGGCTTCCATCACGGCGCCGCGGGTTTCGGCAGAGAGCGCTTCGGCCATGGCCAGCGCATCGGTTTCCTTGCGCTGCAGGTTCGCCACGACTGCGCCCTCAAGGTCGCTGGCGAAGATGTGGACCTCGACCTCGCGCCGCTGTCCGAAGCGCCAGCAGCGGCGGACGGCCTGGTAGTAGGACTCCCAGCTATCGGTCACGCCCACGAAAGCCATGCGGGCGCAGTGCTGCCAGTTCAGGCCGAAGCCGGCGATGCTGGGCTTCGTGATCAGCACGCGGATGCGGCCGTGCGCGAAGTCCATCAGTCGCTGCTCTTTCAGGTCGGCGTCATCGCTTCCGCGGATCTCGACAGCGCCCGGGATGGCAGCCTTGAGCGCGTCGCCCTCGGCGTTCAGGTCGCACCAGACGATCCACGGCTGCTGGTCTGCGTTGACCATCGCCGCGCATGCCTCGACCCGCTTAGCCAAGCTGCGCTTGCGGGCGTCTCGGCGCTCGCTCAGCGTGTTGGCCTCAAGGGCAAAGAGCATCCCCGTCTCGCTTGAGTCGTGGCTGTCATCTTTGACCGTGTGCTGGCTGACCCTGAGCGCGGGCAGCTCATACCGGCCGCCGTCGAACCCAAGATCAGACGGCTTTCGGACCAGCGCGGCCCAGCTCGCCACCCAACGCCAGAACTGCTCTCGGGCGTGGCCCTTGATGCGCCATGTCTGCGTCTCGCCGCCGTCGTGGACGAAATACTCGGAAAGCATCTCGACTTGAGTGCAGACGCCGAGGAACTGCGCATGCGTGCCGAGTTCCGTCCAGTCGTTCGGGGCCGGCGTGGCCGTCGCGCACAGCTTGAACGGGGTCTGCGCGAACGCTTCCAGCAGGATCTGCAGCGTCTTGCTGGTGTGGTGCTTGATGACGCTCGACTCATCGAGAACCACCGCACCGAAGCGCGAGGTATCGAAGCGATGCAGGCGGTCATAGTTCGTGATCGTGATGCCCGGCTCGACTTCCGCGCCGTCCTTGCACTGCTTCACGGTGACGCCGATCGCCTGGCCTTCCTCCACGGTCTGAGCTGCGACAGCCAGCGGCGCGAGGATCAGAACGTCATGGCCGGTTGCGGCGTGGACTGCATGAGCCCATGAAAGCTGCATGCGGCTCTTGCCGAGGCCGGTGTCGGCGAAGATGGCGGCACGACCGCGGCCAAGCGCCCAGCGCACAAGGCACTCTTGGAAGTCAAACAGGCCGGCAGGCAGCGCAACGCTGAGCGCATCGGCAAGGCCAGTCGGCGGGACTCGCGTCAGCTTGCGCGAGACGAAATCGGCATAGCTCATTCGCTGTCACCCCCGCCGCCGGCGATAGCAGCGCCAGCCAGTCACGGCCACGAAGGGCGCGAAGCACAGCAGGATCAGGGCGAGGACGGATTCGGCGCTCATGCGGCACCGCCCTGCGCCGTGTAGGCGCGCAGGCCGCGGTTTCCGGCCTGGATCGCGAAGCCGGCGCTTTTGCCCTGCATCAGAGCGCGCACAGTCATGCGACGACGCGCGGCAGTTTCTTCGTGGCTGAGTTGATAGTCGGCGCAGCGCTGCATCACGACGGCGCGCGCAGCAACGGCGCCAGCGAAGTTGTGGATCTGAATCACAGCCATGACAAAGCCTCCGCGATCAGGTGACAGGCGTAGCCCAAGGCCACGGACCAGATGAACAGGCCGCCCAGCGCGCCGAACAGCAGGCCGCGAGTGGCTTTGATGTGGGTTTCGTCGGGGCGGTTCATGCAGCAGCCTCCTGCGCGCTCTGCCCGCCGAAGCTGACCTTCAGCGCCATCAGCGTCTTGGCCAGCGGGTCCGCCTGCTGGTAGCTGCGCAGGGACCGGACGCGGGCGAGCTCGCGGCGGCGCGCTGTATCGGCGACGGCTTCCTGCAGTTCCTCGCGCAGCCGCAGCCAGCGCAGGTTCCGATCGCACTCGACCTCGTTCCCGCACTTGATGCGCTCGCGCAGCAGGTCGGCGCCGATGCGGCACAGCGCGATATTGATCTGCCGCGCTTCGTCCATTGTCCGGTGCGAAAAGGCCGGGCTGTTGGAGTCCGGCAGGCTGCGCAGTTCGAGGCGCAGGCGATGCCGGCTGTAGCGCAGGGCGTGGGTCCAACTGCGGCGCTTCATGCCAGCACCTCGGCGCGGTCGCGAAGTGCTGCGAAGTCATCAGCAGTGCGCTCGGCGTCACGCGCCCACTGGTCACACTGCGCGGCCTGACGCAGCCAGCGGGCGTGCCCCTCGCGGTCGCCGAAGCGCAGGGCTGCGTCGGCTTTCTGCCGATCGCTGCGGGCTTCCTGGCGCCACTTGCGGGCCTGGGCTTCAGCGTCAGCGGCGTGGCGCGCGGTGAAAGCTGCCATGTTCATGCGGTCCTCCCGTCCCGGCTTCGGTGCCGGCGTGGGAGAATCCTACGGCGCGTAGGATTGGCTGTCAATACGTTTCGTAGGACTTCGGCCGAAATTTTTTTCGGGCCTACC